CCTCAGCCAAATATGCACAAAATTAAACATTAAGATGTCGTCTCTAATCGCACATTGCCAACGTGAAAAAATCCCCTATAAAAAAATGCCTAGGACCGAATATAAAAATTATGGGAACCATATCTGGAATGTGCAAGATAAAGTGAGATTTCAAGAATATTTAAGTAAACAAGAATCGAAAGCGAGTGAAGAAGATGTCTCTAACTGAAGAACTAAAAAAATTCATGAAGGAGTTTAAGCGAAGTAGCAAATGTCAAAGTATCAGAGATGTTGATCAGGAGGAATAGTGATGTTCAAATGTGTAGCTGTAGTAAATGATTCGACAGGTGAATTTGCATATATACTAAGCGACTATATTTCGAGATTCCCATCAAAGGTTCCTGTATATGCCAAAAATATTGAACTTATGCAACGATATGGAGAACTTTACAATAACGAGTTATATAAAGTGGAAACGTGCGATGGTTTTTACCATATCGTAAGCTCAGAAAAATATTCGTTTATTTTCGATGAACAGGAGGAAGCATAATGGGAGAAATTGCAGAAATAACGTACATTACAGATTATGCCCAACAAGATGGTTATGTCGTCTTAGGAATTAAGTGAAAGTAGGTAACTAATGAAAACTGATTTAACCAGACAAGCTGAGAAATGCTTGTGGCACTACACCAACAAAATGGGAGTATTCGGCTGTTTTGAGGTAACCATTGGTTGGTTTGGGAAGGAAAGAGTCGACTTCATGACTTATTCTACTGACAACACCATTAGATGCTATGAAATTAAAGTTTCAATGGCAGACTTGAAAAGTTCTGCAAAGCAAACATTCTTAGGAGATTACAACTATTTAGTAGTCACTAACGAGTTGTGGGAAAAGATTCAAACCAATCCAGATTTAAAATTAAAATATCACAACCAAGGTATTCTAGTTTTTTCTGAACTAAGTCATAATTTAGGCATCACAAGTGTTAAAAAAGCGAAAAAGCAAAATGTAGCATTAGGAACACGAGCGACAGTTTTAGAAAGTATGGTGCGATCTTTGAATCGAGAAGTTGAGAAATTTTACAAGATAAATCCTTTTTGGGGATAAAAAATAAAAAGCCGGATTCCTCCGACTGTAATCAATATTCTGGACACGAATATTATACCACAATGGGGGAATCAAAGGATGGTACTTTTTGACGTAAAGAAATATGAAACACCAGATGCAAAGGATGTAGACATGGAACAAACTAAACATAACGTCAGTGTGTTCCTATCTGCCTATCTTGCTGCTAGATGTCGTGTTGGCCAGCCGAGGGAACCAAAAGTAACAGCTTCATTCTCTTTGGTTCCACCATCAACGGCCAATAACGTTTTCGAAGCCGAACAAATGTTAATCCAGAAAGAAGAAGCACAAGAAGAGTTTGATTACCTTCACAAGCTTTTTGTTAGAGGTTATTCTGCGATCCAACATCCGCACAAGCCAGATGTAACCGAGCGAAGAAAAAGAATCTTCTATGATCGATACATCAACGGCAATCCAATCTATCTAGCAGCGCAACGAAACTGTATCAGTGAGGAATCAGTGAAACAAGAATCTAACATGATCATTGTTCAATTTGCTTCAGCACTAGAACTGGTTGCTTTTAAGTAGCCATTTATTACACTTTTTATACCTCTTTTATACACTTTATCTACACTTCATATACCTTCTAAACGAGTTATTATGATAGTGTCAAAAAAATAAGAAATGCGACACACTTACACAAATACATTAACGGAACGATTGCCTACTTATTTTTTTGATTTGAGATTACAAGGAAGTAAAAAAAATCTACTTTCTTCGTTTAGTCACTTGTGATCTCATTTAGATTCTCTCGCAAACCACCAATTATAAAACTAAAGAAGTGAGGTGAATTTCCTCTCTCTTTTTTCTACAGGTTTGCGAGAGTTAATGGAGCATAGCTTAATCGGTAGAGCAGCGGTCTCCAAAACCGTTGGTATAGGTTCGAATCCTATTGTTCCAGTAAGTGGCATAAGCTGCTTAAATAAAATAGATCGTCAATAAATGTTCGGACAAACAAATTGGCGCTACTACCTTTCACGAGGACTGCATTTATATGCAGTCCTTTTTGTTTTAAGTGTAGTAGAGTTTTCATTTTGAAAGGGGAAATGTCAAATGGCAAAAGCAAAGAAAGAAGAAGTGCAGGAAACAAAGGCTGCTAAAAAGAAACCAGCAGTTAAAGAAGTTGAGCAACCTGACGATGTGGAAGTAACTGAAGAACCTGTTGAAGCCAATGAAATTACAACAGGGACTATTAAAGTTGGTGACCTAACAATTAGTAATGAAGGTATTAAATACGAATCTACTAATGATGAAGCACCACAACCAATTGAACGCCAAACACCATTTGGGGTTGAGGTGTGGGATCCTATCGAAAAGCGCACCGTGTTGAAAGATGCCTAAATATTGCCGCCAAGAAGGTTGCCGTACTCTATTAGAAAAGGGTAGCTACTGCGACGAGCATAAGCGAAAGAAGCGAGTGGCCAAACGTTATTACTCGAAGAACAAATCATTCTACAAATCTGATGAATGGAAAAGTGTTGCTGATGCTGTCCGCTTTCGTGATAGGTATAAATGTACGATTTGTCATAAACCTGTGTTTGGGCGTGATAGTCAAGTGGATCATATCAAACCAATTTGGTTGAATCCAAATTTAAGATTAGACATGAACAACTTACGTTTGGTTTGTGCTACTTGTCATCCAAAAGTTGAATATCGTCCGCAAACGCAAAAAGAAATTGAAATGAAAAAAAATTATAATCCCGCAGATTATTTTTAAGCCCCCCTCTGAAATTAATTTAAAATTTTTTTCATGGGGATAGGGTAGGGGGACCTCTTTAGACACCTCCAGAGCATTTTCAAAAAAAGAAAGGGGGGTGAAAATGGCTGGACGTAAAAGTAAGAAACAAAAAATACTAGATGAAGCCTTAGAACATAAGGACTTTGAGCGAAAACGTATCATAGAAATATTAAAATCATTAGGAAAGTTCACGCCTGCTTTGAACCCCTTGATTGAAATGTATCTGGATGCGTGTGAAGTCTATCATATCAAGTATTTAGAGTGGAAAGACAGTGGTTTTAAATCCACAAAAGTTCACACAAATAAAAACGGTTCAAGAAACGAAATTAAGCATCCTTTGGCTCAACAAGTGGAAGTGTGGAGTGAGAAGAAAACCAAGCTATTAAACCAACTCGGTCTTGATATGAAAAGCGGTGGCCTTGATTATGTTGATCCTTTAGCAAGTGAAAATGCTAAGAAAAAAGAAGAAGCTAAAAAAGATGAACCACAAACAAATAATCGTTTGGTTGAATTTAGAAAGATGCGTGGTGGTCAATCATGATTGATATGACTGTCAATTATGCTGATAAATTTGCCAAATCGGTTCGCAGGAACAAAGAACTTTATCCTAAATCAATCCATTTAGCAGTTAAACGATATAACAAGTGGAAGAAACGGAAAGATATTTTCTTTGATCTGGAAAAAGCAAATTTGATGCTAAGTTTTACCGAATCATTTTATAAACATTCAACTGGTGAATGGTCGGGGCAACCGCTCGAATTAGAAGATTGGCAGAAGTTTTACTTCTCAAACATTTATGGTTGGCAAAAATGGTCTGATAAGTGGCAACGAAATGTTCGTGTTATTCGTAAATCATACCTGCAGGTGCCAAAGAAAAACGGTAAGTCTTTAATGGAAGGCGCGCCAATTTTATATGGAATGTATGGAGAAGGTGTGAAGGGCGCCCAATTTTACTGCCTAGCCGCTGATTTTGACCAAGCGCAAAATGTTGCCAATCCTTTAGCAACCGTTATTGAAAACGATAATGATTTACTTGATGGTACACGTGTTTATCGGAAAGAAAAGAAAGTAACGACTATCAGTTACGCTTTCTTTGAAGATGATTTCAAATATCAAAACAATTTGCGTGTGTTATCTAAGCGTGAAAAAGTCGATGGTAAAAATACTTATATTGTTGTTGCCGATGAAGTTCACGAGTGGGAGGACACGTCGAGATATGATGGTTTGAAATCAGGACAAGCTGCACAACCAGAACCATTATTTTTAGTTTGTTCTACTGCTGGTAAAAACAGTGGGGCCTTAGGTGTTCAAATTTATCAAGATAGTAAACATATTCTTGAAGAAGATAATGACGATGACTGGTTCATTATGATTTATGAACCAAATAAAGGTTACAACTGGGAAGATGAAAAAGTTTGGGAAATGGTCAATCCGAATTTATATGTGTCGTTTGATATTACTTTCTTACGTGGAGAATTTAAGGATGCGTTACGAAATCCATTCAGGAAAGCAGAATTTTTATCCAAGCACTTAAATGTGTTTGTCAACTATGCCGAAAATTATTTTGATAAAGAACAAATTGATAATTGCTTGGTAGATGATTTAGGAGATATTACAGGCGAACAAGTCACTATCGGTATTGATTTATCCAGAACAACTGACTTGACATGTGTATCAATTAATATTCCAACCTTTAATGATGAAGGCGAAAGCATTATAAAAATAAAACAAATGTATTTTGTACCAACGCATAATATTGAAGAAAAAGAAAAATTAAGAAATGTTCCTTATCAATATTATGCAGAACAAGGTTTTGTAACGCTTTGTGAGGGTCGTACTGTTGATTATGATCTTGTCTATAACTATGTCATTGACATGTACAACAAATACGAATTAGACATTATTCAAATCAATTATGATCCAGCTATGTCTGAAAAGTTAGTGGAACGTTTTGAAATGGAAGGATTCAATACGGCCGAAGTAGGTCAATATCCATCAGTAATGAATGAAATGCTAGATGATTTTGAAATACTAGTAGATAACGGACGAGTTCAAACTGACAATCCGTTATTTATTTTTTGTACCAACAATACAACAGTTGTAACGAATATACAAAGTCAAAAAGCGCCCAGCAAAAGAAAGTCACCAGAACATATTGATGGTTTTGTGGCTTTTTTAATTGGTCATAAAGATTCAATGGATTTAATGGTGGAAGTTGGAAGCGAAGAAGAATATGAGGATTATATTAAACAGCTTTACAACAGAAAATAACTGAAAGGAGGTGGGAATTTGGGAATTAGATCATGGTTCAATCAAAGATTTCGTATGTCGAGTAAGAAAAAAGTATTAGGTAGTTCAATACTTGCGAATCAATTTGTCTTGGGTGACGAAAATATTTTATCTTCTAGCGACGTTTATCACTATCTTTTAGCAATTTCCAATATGTTTGCTTGTGGATCGTGGACAATCGAAAAAGAAGATGGAAAAGACATTAAAGGAGCCAAGGAACTGCAGAGTTTGAAACATCCAAATGGTTATTTAACCGACTTTGAATTTAAACGTTTGCTTGTAAATGTCTATTTGTTACAAGGAGAAGTATTTGTGGTGAAAGATGGGAAACAGCTTCACATCATGAAAGGAATTACACCAGAAATATCAGAAGAAGGTATCAAACAATTTAAATATGACGGCCATACGCTTTATCAAAATGAAGTTCGCCAAATTAAAAATATTGGATTATCGAATAATTATGGCAATGGACTGATTGATTTAGCTAGAGATACTTTAGAAGGTGTTATGAATGCTGAAAAAGCTTTGACAGAAAAGTATAAAAAAGGTGGCTTGCTGGCTTATTTACTGAAATTAGATACTCATTTGTCACCAAAAAACGCAATGCAAAATGCAATGCTTGATGCCATTCAAGGACAGCTAGAAGAAATTCCAGACGAAGGAAAGACCGTTATTATTCCATTGTCAAAAGGTTACGCCATCGAAGGATTCGAAAGTCCTGTTCAAGACGATAAAATTCTTTCGTATTTAAATGTCTATAAACCAGAACTTGCAAAGTTTTTAGGTTTTGATCCTGACGCATACAATCAATTATTAAAAGTTGATTTAGAGAAAGCAGCGATTTATTTAAAAGCATTCGTTGTTGATCCGATTGTTCAGAATGTCTGTGAACATTTAACAGAACTATATTTTGGACCAGAATCAACAAATCGTATTTCTTTAACAATTGATATTAAAAAGTATTTAACAATGTCACAAAAAATCACAAATACGCAAGGTTTAGTTCGTACTATGGTTTATACACCTGATGATGCACGCGTGGATTTAGGTGCCGAACGATTAAATACAGAAGAATCAACCAAGCTCTATGCATCGAAAGATTTGATTGGGCTAGATGAACTAACCGAGCTTAACAAGTCTAAAATGGAAGAAGGTGATTCAACTGGATAAGTTGGAAATTAGAAGTTTTGATATTAAAAACATGACGACGCGTTCCCTAGATGATGGCAGTGAATCAACTGTAGTTGAGGGGTACGCGTCTGTTTTTAACTCACGTACGAACATAGATGGTTGGTATGATGAAGAGATTGCACCTGGTGCATTTTCCGAATCTCTCGCAAAAAACAAAGATGTTCGTTGTCTATTCAATCATGATTGGAATTACGTGTTAGGCCGTAAAAGTGCTAATACATTAATTCTTGAAGAAGATTCAAGAGGGTTGCATTTTGAGGTTACATTGCCGAACACCACATTTGCGAACGATTTGAAAGAATCAATGTCGCGTGGTGACATTAACCAATGTAGTTTTGGTTTCTGGGTGACTGCACAAGAGGAGGACTATTCTGGTGATGTTCCACTGATTAGAATCACAAATGTTGATTTGTGGGAAGTATCCATTGTTCCTTTGCCAGCATATGATGACACAGAAGCTGCATTGAGAAGTAAGTTCCAAGAAAAAAATATTGAAACAATTAAATTAAGAAATAAAATTTTAAAAACGATTGGAGAATATAAATAATGAAAATGCGTAAAATTTTAGAAAAACGAGCTGCTAAATTAAAAGCAAAATTAGCTTCAATGGAAGAACGTGCAAAAAGTGAAACTTTAACACGTGATGAATTAAGTGATATTGAATCACAAGTGGAAGAAGTCACAGCAGAATTAGACGAAATCAACGATGCGATCGCAGAATTGCCTGAAGAAGATGTAACAGAATTAGGTGATGCTGTAGACGACTTAGGCGCAGCTGCTGATGAAATTGTTGAAGAAGTAGACGGAAAAGGCACTGAAGAAGATGATTCAGAACCAGCTGACGATAAAGAACGCAGCCGTGTTTTAGATATTATCGGGAAAGGTATTTCAAGTCGGGGAGAAGAAAAAGTGAAAAAATTAACTCAACGTAGCGCGTTCTTACGCTATTTGGCTGGTCGAATTACACCTAATCAAGCTCGTTCATTTGGTGTTGGTTTTAACAACGGTAAAGTATTGGTACCACAAGAATTAAGTAAAGAGATTATTTCATACCTACAAGAAGAAAATCCTTTGCGTAAATTTGCAAGTGTTCATCAAACTAAAGGAACTCAAGGTTTCCCAGTACAAGTAAAACAAGCCGAAGCAAATACAGTTACTAGTGAACGTGATGAAAATAATTTAATTCCATTTACTGACATTGAATTTGATGATGTTTACTTAAACCCAATCGAATTTGATGCAATTATTAAAGTCACGAAGAAATTAACGCATATGTCAGACTTTGACATTGAAGCTATCGTGTTAGATGAACTAAAGAAAGCGTACTTGCGTAAAGAAACATTCTGGTATTTTTCAAGTCCTGATAACAAAGGAGCATTAGCTAAAAAAGCTGTAGCCTTTACTGGTAAAGGAGACAATGATTATTTAAAAGTTGTTCAATTAAAAAATGCTTTACCGACTGCTATGCGTTCAGGCGCTCGCTTTATGATCAATCGTGCAGCACAAACGTTGTTGGAATCCATGCTAGATAGCACTGGAAATCCGATTCTTAAAGATGCTGGGAATGATGATTTTGATTACAAGTTATTTACTTATCCAGTAGAAGTTACAGACTACGCAGATAAATACAATGAAACTACGAAGAAATTCGATCCAACAGTACCAGTGATCTATTTCGGTAATTTCTCTTATTTCCACATTCAAGATGTTATTGGTTCATTGGAAATTGAAAAATTAACTGAACTATTTGCGCGTGAAAATAAAGTCGGGTTTAAAATTTATCATTTAAACGATGGTCAATTAATTTATGGGCCGTTTGAAACACCTGTTTATAGCTTAGACTTAAGTACAACCCCAGCACCTAATCCAGGTGAATAATTATGGAAATTAATCTAGAAGGTTTTAAATCTCATTTACAATTTGAGGAAGGCATGGATGATGGCATGCTTGAATTTTATTTGGATATGGGTAAGAAATATGCAAAAAGGGCAACTGATGATGAAAATTCGTCAGTTGCCTATTATATTGCATCCATTTTTTGGCTGTATAAAGTGCCAGAAACTGAAATGGAGAATGCCTTTAATGCTTTAACGCCATTGATTTTAAGTGAAGGGCTGGTGGTAGACGATGCCAAAAGTAACGCTAAACAGAATGAAATGGAAAGCTGAACTTTGTAAACAAGTTCCTGGTTTAGATAACAATGATAGACCAGCGATTATACATGAAAAAATTCGAGATATTTTTTATGTTGAGTTAGGTATTACCTCGCAAGAAAAATATTTATCAAAACAAGCGAAAATTGATGTTGTGAGAAGAATTAGAGTTCGTTTCGATAAATCTATCACGGAAACAATAAATACGCTTAGAATCGATTCTGTGACCTATAAAATCACTCGTATTTATACAGATATGGATAAACGAGAAATGGAGTTGAGTTTGGCTTATGTCGATTAGTTTTGAAAAATTAAGGGCAACACTAAAAACAGTAGGTGTACCTGTGACACGTGACAAAGCGGAAAAAGGAACAGACTATCCATATATCGTGTATTCCAATGTTAGCAAAGGTAAAAAGATGGCTTCCTCTAAAGTTCATAGGCGATTGCCATATTATCAAATTTCTTTCTTTACAACAGGTACCGAAAAAGATTTGACGGATTTAGAAAATGCGTTGGAAAACGCTGGTATTCCTTATGCTGATTTTGTAGGTATTCAGGGTGATGAAAACGATGATACAGTGACGAATTTTTATACGTATGTGAGGTGTATAGAAGATGGCCAATAATAATGGATTTGCAGATATGGCAGACTATTTGGGAACTCTTGCACAGGTAGATCCTACAAAATTGTCTTTAGAATCATTAACAGATGCTGCAAGTTTTTTTGTAGAGCAGTTACTACCTCAAATACCTAGATCGCTCTTAAAGAAAAAGCATATGGCTGATCAAGTAAAAGTTGTTATAGAAGAGGATAGAGTTCAAGTGGTTTTTGAAGAAACTGCATATTATTGGCGGTTTGCTGAAAACGGTTCTGTTAACCAAAAAGCCCAGCATTTTGCTAGTGGTACGTTTGAACAAAATAAAGATCAGATTGAAAAAATCATGACACAACAAATATTAGATTTATGGGAAGGATGAGTAATTTGGGAAAACAAGATGTGTATTATTTTGAAGGATTAGATGACATCTTAATTGCCATGATGGCAACGCCTGATGAAGTTGGGGTGGCACCAACTTATAGCGAAGTAATTAGACTGGCTATTGCAACAAAACTTGCCATTAAGGGAAATGGCTCAGCGCTAGTTAAATGGGCATCAAGTAAAATGTTTCGCCGTGTAAGTCGCGAGACAGAACACGAGATTGGATTGGATCATGTGGGGATTCCTATTGAAGTAATGGACGAGATAAAAGGTTTGCTTGCAGAAGCAGGCGTTACGTTTGGAAAAAATACGGCACGTGAATTTCCTTACTTTGCATTTGGATTCATTGGAAATATTGAAGGCGGAGGAAAAAAAGCAGTTTGGTATCCAAAAACACAATTATCCAATGTCATTGATGAAGAATATGCAACTGCAGAAGATGACACAAAAATTGACGATGTAACTGCTAATTTTGTTGCTAACGGTTTGAAGTATAACAACGTTATGTATGCAAGTTTCGATTCTAACCGATTAAGTGCAAAACCAGGGGACTTTGAAAAATTCATTGCACAACCTATTTACGATGAAGAACAATGGAAAAAATTAGTAACTCCATCAACGCCAGGGGGTGGCGGTGAATAATGGCAAAGTTAGCTGATTATGGGATTGTCGTTTCAGACACACCAACTGTCACAATTAAAGGTCATCAGTTCCCAATCTTGTTAACCATGGAAACCATGGAGCATATTGCGGATATTTATGATGACGACTATTCAAAATTTGAAGAAGATATGAATGCAATGCTAAACAAGAGCGGTGGACGTATCTCTTCAAAAGATTTATCTGCTTCAGATTTAAAAATCATGCGTGCTTTAATTTATGGCATGTTAAAAACTGGCGGATTAGACGAAACACCAGAAACAATTTTTAAATTCTTAGGAATGAATTCTACGATTGTTGAAGTTTATGGGGCCTGCATGGAGGTATTCACAGAACAGAATTTTCAAGTTGATGATGTAAAAAAATCCAAGAAGCCACAAGATTATCAAACTCCGCAACAAAAGAAAAACAAAAAGAAAAAACACAAACGGAAGTAGGAACGCCCTGGGCTTTTTACTTATACGTCGCCCTTACTCTTTTAGGATGGAGTGAGGGTTTCTTTTTGAAATCAACACCGAACTTGTGGCTTAAGTCATACATACAGTGGTTAACGAGTAATACGGAGTTTGAACCACCTGCAAGTGTGACTATGGATAAAAGTCCTTGGTGGTAGGAAAGGAGCGCTAACGTGTCAAAGAAAGAATCTGATGTTGTCTTAAATTTTAAGACAAACGGAGAAGTCAATTATTCTCGAACAATCAAAGATATCAACAAAGAAATGAACTTAGCGGCTACCGAGTACAAAAACCAGGTATCCGCTATGGATAAAGATGCAACACAAACAGAAAAATTAACGGCAACTAAGAAAAAGCTTGAAAAGCAATTATCTTTAGCTGAACAAAGAACCAAATTATTACGTGAGGAATACGAAAAATCAGTTAAAGAAACTGGGGAGTATTCAGAGCAATCACAAAAGCTTTACAAACGCTTGTTGGAATCAGAAACAGGTGAAAATAAATTACGATCTGCATTAGAAAGTACCAACGAAGCCTTGAAAGAACAAGGCGACTTGTCTGTTAAGACTGCCGAGAAGCTAGCTAAAATTGAAAAAGCTGGGGACAAAATGAAATCTGTCGGTAAGAAGATGACTGTTGGTTTAACAGCACCGATCATGGGAATTGGCGCCGCTTCTATTGCTGCGTTTAAAGAATTAGATGACAGTTTGGACAGTATCACAACTGCCACTGGTGCTACAGGAGAGCAACTAGAATCATTGCAAGACAGCTTTAAAACAGTAGCTGGCCAAATTCCAACAGATATGGAAAATATATCAACTGGGATTGGTGAAGTGAATACACAATTTGGCTTAATGGATAAGCAATTAGAAGATACCACAGGACGAATGCTTAAGTTTTCAGAAATTAATGGATCAGATGTTTCTCAATCAACTATCAATGCCAAAAAATCAATGGACCTTTTTAGGCTATCTATTGAGGACTTGCCAATGATTTTGGATTCAGTATCTAAAACTAGCCAAGATACTGGAGTAGGGGTAGACCAGTTATTTGATGCAGTAAATAAAGGAGCACCCCAACTCAAAGCGATGGGACTTGGTTTTTCTGAATCAACTACATTAATAGGTCAAATGGAAAAAGCTGGTATAGATTCTGCAGGAACGCTTGGGTATTTAGCGAAAGCTAGTGTCGTCTATGCAAAGGATAACAAAACTATGCAGGATGGATTAAGCGGGACAATTGAATCTATTAAAGGTGCAACAACTGAACAAGAAAAACTTACTATTGCAAGCGAAGTATTCGGAACTAAAGCTGCATCAAAAATGGTAGAAGCAATTGATAGTGGTGCATTGTCAATGGATGGATTAGCAGACTCAGCTAAAAATGCAGCTGGCACTGTAGATCAAACATTTAACGATATTCTCGATCCAATCGACCAAGCGAAAATTGCACAGAATCAATTTAAAATTGCAATGGGGGAACTTGGTGAGCAAGTACAAATAGCGCTTCTTCCTGCTTTTGAAGCAGCAAGTAATGCGATTCAAAAGGTTTCAACGTGGTTTAGTGGACTGACCGACAATCAAAAGCAAACAATCATTACCATTGCAGGTGTAGTCGCTGCTATTGGACCAGTCTTGGTGGTTTTAGGAACACTTGCTAGTTCCATTAGTAGTTTGATTCCAGTTATTGCCTTTATTGCTTCACCTATTGGAATTGTGATTGCTGCATTAGCTGCTTTTGTTGCTGGGATTGTGATTGCTTACAACAAAGTAGGCTGGTTTAGAGATTTTATCAATATGTCATTTAATGTGATCAAAGACATAGTAGTTGGTGTGTTTAAAGTTTTAGCAGATACAACAAAGTCTACTTTTGATTTCATCACAGGATTTATTGGCGGCGCTATGGATGGTGCTGTAAAAATCATTAGTGATTACGTCAACGCGATTACAAGAATTTTTGGCGGCATCATAGATTTCGTTACAGGAGTGTTTACAGGTGATTGGTCAAGAGCGTGGCAAGGTATTGTTGATATTTTCGGCGGTATTTTTGAAGGAATTACTGCAGTAGCCAAAGCACCAATTAACGCTATGATTACTCTAATTAATGGTTTTTTAGGTGGTTTAAACAATATCAAAATACCAAAATGGGTACCTGGCGTTGGTGGCAAAGGATTTAGCATTGCGAAAATTCCATATCTTGCTGAAGGCGGTCATATGATTAATGGACAAGCAATCGTTGGTGAAGCTGGCCCTGAATTATTAACAGCAAAAAATGGCAAGACTACAGTCACGCCACTTTCACAAGAAGAAAAAGCTCGCGGGATTGGTGGTGCCTTGAAAGACGGAAAAACTATTGAACAACATGTTCATATTGGACAAGTGGATGCAAATAATCCAAGCGAGTTAGATCGGATGAATCGCAAACTATATAAAGCAAGTGCGCAAGCTTTCTATGACTTAGGAGGTGTGCCAACATGATTTTTATGAATCGTGATGAACCTAATTTCATTTGGAAAGGTTTGAATGCGGTTCGTGATATGGGATGTATCATCGAAAATGAACTACCAGACATTTTACCAAACAAGCGATATGATACGTATTCCATAGTTGGTAGAAGTGGTGAATTTAATGAAACATTCAACGACTATGAACCTTTTGATTATGAAATTGAAGATGTAACTATTCCTTATGAGAACTTAAAAGAAGTCAAGCGTTGGTTAACTGGTAAAAGCAAGCTTATCACTCATAATGACGAGGACAAATATTTAGATGCTATTTGTGCAATAAGCAAGCCAATCTCATTCAAAAATGAATGGGGTGTTTTTTATACCTTTAACATTGAATTTAGATGTCAACCGTTCAAGAGAAAAGTCAATGAACAACCTGTACTAATTAAAACGAAAGCAGTTGAAATCACTGATCATGGCGATGAAACAGCATTTCCTTATATCGAGATTGATTCAAAAGGCGGCGATATTACGCTAAGTATTGGCAGTAATTCACTAACGATTTTACGTACACAAACAGGAATCGTCACTATTGATAACGAAAAAGGGAAAGTGATACAAGAAGGGCTACCATTGTTTACTCGTGGTAGTTGGATAAAAACGAATCCTGGTCAAAATACATTAAATATATCAGGAAATTTCACAGAAGCTAAGTTTTGGAATAGGAGCGCGTATTTATGACACAAAATTTTATTTATGCATATACGGCTATTCCTGAAAATTTAAATGATAACGGAATGGCTTTGCCAGATTGGCAAGATTTACCAGAAATTAACCGTGTGTTAAATGGTGCGTATCGATTCTATGGTAACTATGCAAGAGATGGCCAATATCGCTCGTACTTAAAAAAAGGAAACTTTTTAAAGGCACAAGTTGAAGATGGATCGTATCAATATTTTGAGATTTACAATATTAAAAAAAATCTGCAGTCAGTTTCAGTGACAGCAAGACACATTGGTTTTATGGCAAATAAGAATTTCATTATTAATTCATTCACTGCTAACGGAAATGGCACGCAAATCATGAACAATTTAAAGGTTGCATTAACGTTTAAGCAACGGTTTAATTATTTGTCGAATGTCGGTACTACACATCAGTTTACGGCGAAACAAGTTGGCCCAATTGATGCAATCATTGGTTCTAACAATGGTAACCAAAATTTAACAGGTGTTACTGGTGGAGAATTAGAGATGGATAACTTTAATTTGAAATTGGTTAAACAAATTGGAACGGATAATGGCTTTAGAATTGATTTTGGGGTTAATTTGGAAGCTATAGATGAGGACTACGACGACGAATCGATTATAAACAGTCTCTTTCTTATCGGTGGCGTACCAGACAATGATTATGACCAAGATAAAGAGCCAATTACGTACGGTTTTTTAGAAATTGCTGGTGTAAATGATAGTAATCGACGAATCGGAAAACGTGAAAACTCGGAATGTAAGACGACTGATGAGCTAAAAAAATGGGGCCAATCATTGTTTGATAAGGATCGTATTCATGAACCGAAAGTTACGCATACTATTAGCATGGTAGCATTAGAACACACATTGGAGTATGAAGATATTTACGAAGAGCTTTCTTCTTTGCATTTCGGCGATGTAGCGCATGTCAGAGCAAAGGAAGTTGATATTGAAGTAACAGAACGAATGGTTGAATATACTTGGTTCCCAACTTTAGGCAAATTCAAAGATATTGTTTTGGGAAATGATTTATCACTCTACACCTCAACTGCAAATAATCAAACCCAAGAATTGAAACGGAAAATCGACAATAGAACGGAAACATTAGTACAAAATGTTTTAAATGCAACGGCATGGATCACTGGAAATAGTGGTGGGCATGTCGTTTTTCGTCCAGAAAAGGCACCGTCTGAAATTCTTATCATGGATACAAATAAAGTTGCAACTGCAAAACGTGTGTGGCGTTGGAATTTAAACGGTTTAGGTTATTCCGACAATGGCGTTAATGGGCCTTTTGGAATTGCTATGACATCTAAAGGTGAAATAGTGGCTAACTTTATTAAAGTAGGGATTATTGACGTTAATGTTTTACAAACAAGTTTCAATAAAGCAACTGGAGATGTACTTAAACTAGTATCTGGTGCTTTACAAATTTGGAATGAAAAGACAAAAATCATGGAATTGACCAAAAAAGGTATGGAGTTCTGGAATGGCAATAGTCATGTTGGCACAATGGGAACAAAAGGGAATCCTTTTCCTGAATTAAACGATGTTAACGGAAATCCAGTCGTTACAGATGGCAAAGCATTGTTACTAGTAGGCGATAGTTCTTATAACACAATTGGATTATCTAACGAAAAAAATACAGGACTTGTCTTATCTGGTAAAAATCAGTTTCATTTGGGAAATCATTTTTATTTTATTGGTAAAGATGGTACTCCTTCAACGATATATGCAGATAAAATGTTTTTACAAGGTAAAGAAGTTATCCCTGGTCAAAATGGTGGTGGTGGTTCTGGGGCTGGTACAGGTGGTTATCCACCAGAAGTTACAAGTGATGCAGATAAATTTGCTTGGGACTTATGGAGTTACCTTTTAGCTAACGGATACAGTAAAGCAGCTGCTGCAGGTATTCTCGGAAATGTTCAAGGTGAAGTTGGCCCAAGTATGAACCCAGATACCGAACAAATAGGTGGGCCAGCTTACGGATGGGTTCAATGGGATGGTTCAGCGTATCCATTGGTAGGCGCCCCAACTTGGAATGGTCGAGAATACGTACAACGCTTAATCGCGGCAGCGGGTATCAAACAAGACTACAGGACGTCATTAGCCCAAGCACAATTAATTAATTGGTGTATGTTTAACGGACAATGGTCAGGCCAGGTTAATCCGTTAACAGTTGATGAATTTAAAGTTGTTAGCTCACCTAAAACAGCGGCATATGCGTTTGAATTAAACTTTGAACGACCAGCGGCAGCTCATCCTGAAAGACAAACCTATGCGCAAACGTGGTATGACAAATTTAAAGATTTGAAAGCTTCTACTGCGACAGGAAAAGCTGGGATAGAGCATTTAGAGACCTTAATGGGGAAATGGTTAGGTAATGGCCAATGTTACGCAGTTCCAGCCGAATATTCTGGTTTTATGGGTGGCTGTGGTTTAGGTGCAGGTACAATTTATGGATTGTCACATGTAATTGGTGATACATCAGCAGCTGCAGACATTGGCGAAGCGTATGATTGGAATGCGGTTGGCTGGAAAGTAATCTCAAACCCTACGTATAAAGATTTAGTCGTAGGAGCTATCGTCAATATTAGACGAAGTGGACAATGGGGATCAGGTTGGACAGTAGACCCAACATACGGTCACACGGGCGTGATTTATGGCTTAGATAACGGACGTATCCAAACCATAGAACAGAATGCAGAGCAAGGTCAAATTGTCGCAAAATATGACCGTCTTTATTTTGACGGTTCTATCCAATCAATAGTAATACCACCAAAATAACGAAAGGAGGCTTTTTTATGGTTAAATGGCAAGCAACACTAAGCACTACGGAGCCATACAATTACATTGGTATTCAAAATGTACGGCAAGGGAACCGAAATACCGAGGTTTTAGAAGCTGTATTAGTTGAAAATGCTTTGCCACTTGATTTAACAGGTTGCGAAGTATTTTTTGAATCAGTTATTGATAAAAAGTATCCGATTCAACGAGCAGCAAAAATTGTGAATGCCAAAAAAGGGATTATCCAGTATACCTTTGATGAATATTCTATGCAGTCATTGCACAGACAGGAAGCATATTTCAGTATTCATAAAGGCGACAATCTAATTGGCTCAACGCAGAACTTTTCTTACTTTGTTGTGAATGCTGCTTCTAAAACAGAAGGTGAAATGGGTTCGTATTGGCAATCAATAGAAGATTTGATAGCTGATATGACCGCTTTTATCAATGAAAATAAAGGCGATTTCACAGCATGGATGAACGCTAGAAAAGAAGAGTTTGAAAAATGGCGT